GGCTGCTCTGTCTGCCTCCTTACCTTTAGCAATCCCCTTTCTCTTTACCCATCCTCTGATAGCATCTATCAGCTTCAAAGTACCCGATCCCTTTGCCCCCTTAAATTGGGATGCATACTCCTCGGTGCCTGGGTATGGGTTAAACTTACTCTTTGTGCCAAACTCAATAAAAGGAGCATAAAAGACATTAGCCGAAACCACATAGGACATATCCCCTTCCTTGCTTTGTGTTATCGACCTTAATAAAGTACCCCTATCTCCCCCTTGACTGGCTACATCCCTTTTAGCTAAAGCCACAAAGTCAAAGGCAGCGGCTTGAAGCTCTGCATCTACATCGGTCTTTAATTCCTTACTGGCCGAGTCTATGCGGCTTTTTAAGCTATCTAACCCTATGACATTGACTTTAAGCAAAGATGGTAAATGCTGTTATCTCCCAGTAAAATCGTTTCTCATCAATCCTTCTCACAGAGCTAATAGAATAGGTTTGCCCAAAATACTCAATCTTGTAGTCTGGAGTGATATTGTACCCTCTGAACGGAACCTTAAAGGTCTTAGTGTCTGACATATCTGTCCGACCATCGGCCTGAGTCCTACCACCACCCTCATCAGTAATCTCAGCCCACATCTTATAGGTTACTGCCACCGTATCGGTAGCATCCCCATCGGCATCGATAGTGTTGGTGTATTTAAGGAGCTTTATCGGTTTGAGGTTACCTATCATCCTAACCAGTTGACTGTTTTATATTTCGAGGCCAAGTTCATAGCTTCTCGGCTCATGCCTTCCACATTCTCATCCCCTCTGTTAATGTATCTATAAGCGACCTCTTTATACATGGCATCCTTTAACCCTTTGGGTAAAGTAGTATAACCAGCATCATAGAGCATGGTCATATTCTTATATTTAGGGGTCTTTAGGATGCGGCCATTTAAGGACACATCAAAGTCATCAGTGCTTATACTATCTCCCTCATCATCTTTGACATTGATAATGGTATTTACCGGACCAAAAGGTATTTCAAAGTCTCCAGCCAAGTTAGTGAACTCAATCTCCCATGTCTTAGGGATTAAGCTCAGGCCAGTGAACTCCTCAATCCTTTCTCTGGCAGAGGTAATAAGATCAGATATGAGAGCATCGTCATCGTCATAGTCAGAAGGGATGCTATCTGAGCTGTCTATAAAGCCCTCCAATCTGAGGTAGTTTTTTACCTCATTAACTGTCAGAGGTTCGGTTATCCCGGACTCATTTGTCTGGTCCTGCCAGTCGATAAGTAGATTGTAAAGCATAGATATTTATTAAAAAAAGGGGCCAGCCGAAACCGGCCCCACCACATCAAACCACAGCACCTATTTAGAATGATCCGTAGATGATTGCATCTGTTCTCATGATGTTGATGTCTTCAAAACACTCAACACGAGCAGTTACCAGGTTTCTCTGGAAGTTGTCGCTGTCCTCATAAGAAAACTCTACACGCAATCCCTCGGTCTCAACACGCTCGAGATAGTTAGCATCGATGATAAGGGCTTTGTCGTTAGTAACCCATGAAGCACCGATTACAGGCACTCCAGCGATACGAACGTTACCATTGGCATCGATTACGAAACCACCAGGAACTGAGTAGTCAGTTGGCTTAGTTTTAAGCAAGTCAGCCCACTGAGCATAGCTAACGAGGGCAAATGAAGCCTCGAAGTTAGCATCCAGTTGGTTGGCAATCCAGTCAACCAGTTGCTCAGCATCAACAGAGGCAGAACTAGTAGTAGAACCAGTAGCGGCAGTTGATACAGCAGTAAAGAATGTGCTGTTCTCTTTTTTGTAGAAATCACGCAGCAGCATTCTCTGGAGGGTGTTCTGCAAGAAAGGCAGTTGAAACATCATCTGCTTAGAAAAACGAGCGAAACCAGCAATGTAGTCAGATACTACTTTTACCTCAGTCAGGTCGTAGTCAATCTGGCTCTTTGCGTTACCCTCAGTCTGGATTCCGATAGAACCCTCAGTACCAGTCTCACGATAGGTAACATAAAGTCCGGTTGGAGATACAGCAGTAGGGATAAGATCACGCATGTTAATCTTCTGAGCAGGCACCAATCCTTGACGTTGGTTGTAAGTAGCAACACCATCACCAGACAGGTTGTTACCCAAAGTCATTGTACCGACAGCTTTAAGGTCGATAGTCAGTTTGGCATTCTTGTTCTTTTGGAACTCTTTGATTTCAGCTTGCTTAGCTTCAAAAGCCTCAGCCATTTGCTCAGCAAAAGCATCACCAAAAGATTTAGTCTTGTTATCGACTTTCTTGGCGGCTTTCTCAGCAATCAGTTGGTCGAGAGCAGCTTGATTTTTCTTAGCAGCCTCATCCATTGTTACGACAGCAGCCTTTACCTCGGCTACATCGTTTTTTACATCAGCGATAGCAGCCTCATTGGCAGCTTTCATCTTTTCAACAGACTCGGTAGCTGATTTTACCGCAGTCTCGATGCTTTTCAATTCTTCCATTGTTAGGAATTTAATTTAGTTAATAAATTGTTTAAGTTATGCTTCAATCCACTCAAATCTACCTCCGGCTCCTTAGTCTCTGCAACTGCTTCAGCGGGTTGCTCCTCTTTAGGAGTGGTATCTATTGAAATAAGTGATTTAATTGCCTCGTTTATTTGTGCGACTCTGATTTCGATAAACTCGAAAGCATCATCAGAGAAGCGGCCATCCTTCAATGACTTTAAGAGCAGGCTAAGCTCTTTAGACAGCTTTTCATGCTGGCTCATTACCTCCTCGGTTGACTTACCCACCTCAATAGTTGGTGTGTTAGGGTTAGCCCCCCAAAGGACCGCTGAACCTTCGAAAAGGAGTATCTCTTTGATAAGATTGTACTCCCCTTCGGCACTCTTTTGGTTCTCGGCTTTAATAGTCCTAAAGCCAACTGAGTGCTGGTTAATATGACCAGACTTGTAGAACTCTAAGACATCGTTGCCCCATGTAGTGTTTGGCACATCGGTAACCCCAACCAGATAATCCTTTTCTACATACAGCTCAGAGAACTTGCCAATGGCTGACTTTAGGCTTGGGTTATGGTCTGTTAAGTGCCAAATAAGGTTTGCACCTTTAGGACCTCTTTCTGCCATAGTCTTGTTATAGGCATTAAAGTCGATGACATCATTGTCAAGGTCTTTAGAGCCCATCTGGCTGATAGCAACCTTTACCTTTCTGGTAGTAGTGCTAACATCTTGCACTGAGTTGCTGACTGTCTTTTGTTCAAAATATCTTTTCATATTCAATATTTGGGGAGGGTTAAGGCTGGTTATTGTTTCATTATTCCGCAGTATTGGCCTGAGCCCCTTAAGCACCTCCCATATTTATTAATCTACCTCTACTATCTCTTTTAGGTACAACAATGTAAGAACATCTACAATTTATGACCATTGCGGCTGATCCACCGGGAGCCAACGGATACTCTATGTTCTCGCCACTCCTTGGGTCCACAAAGTTCTCATAGAACCCTACCACCTGACCATCCATGTGAAAGTGGTCTTTAGGTTGCTCTGGCTTAAAGCCTCTGGTTCTGGAGTCTCTGAAAGCAATCCACTCTTTAACCATCTCATAGTTAAAAGACTCGGCTGCTGCCTTTATCCCAGTATTAGCTGCCCTACCTACCTCAGTCCTCACAATCCTTTCGGCTTGCATGGCTGTAAAGCCGGACTGCTCTAAGGTCTTGACTATCTCATCCACAGTCTGCTCTTTTATAATCGCATTCTGTAAGACAAGGAGCAAATGGTTTCTTAGTGTCTCTGAGGTTTTGACCACTGCATATTGCAATAAGGTCCTTTCTAACTCATCGATGATAAACTTGGTCCACTGCTCATCTCTGCCTATCCCTTTCTGATTTGCCTCCCTTCTGATTAGCTTATACATCTGGTTGGCATGATAGACCCCCACTTGCTTGTAGATGGCCTCTATTGGTTTATAAAGCTCATCGTTGTAAAGTGTGGTCCTCAGTCTGCTTTGGGCTTGTCTGGCCCCTACTTTCTTTATTGTACCTATCAAAGAGCTGACAACCTTATCCAGTTGTCTTTTGACCTTAGGGAAGTGGGTTTTGGCAAACTTCCGATTGGTTCTCGTGAAGTTCTCCGCATACTCTTTTCTCTCTTTGTCGGTCATTCATTAACCTATTTTTTAATGCCAATCGCTTGGCATCCATTTTAGCTTTTAATAACGCACAGCACCTCTCCCTCTTTGTTACCGGGTAGGTTGTGCTGACAATCTCATCAATCGTCATTCATTTCCTCGTTTTCCTCCTCTACCTCATCTTCGACCTCGATAACATCGCTGAGGTCCATGTTTGGAGTCTCATACTCACTTAATGGCATTCCATCTTGTGTAGTTATCCAAGGCTCATCAAAGAGAGGATTGTCTATTCTTTCAAGGCCCAGGAGCATCCTTTGCTCGTTAGGGCTAAGGGCTTTGAGGTCCTTAATCCAGCTTGACTTCTCTACTACATCTTCTTGGAGTTCGGTAAACACAGTATGGTCAAAGTCGATATAGACATTCTGACCTTTATATCCCCAATCTGTTTGTAGCTTTCTGTTAAAGTGGTTCCTAAAGGATACCAGAGCTGGCATGGCACAGCGAGTCGTAAGGGCTTTCTCAGCCTCTCTGACATTGTTATAAGTAGAGGTATCACTATCCCCTACCAATTGAGAAGGCACTCCATAAACGGATGCAAACCGCTTCAAATCCCATTTCTCAGAGTCTATAATGGATAGCTCTACTGGGTTAAGCCCAACAGACTGCCATCCCATCTTATAACCAGA